GTAAGCGCGGGCTGCGGCCACTGCTGCCGGTGACTGGCGCTGGCGCCATCAAGACCACGGCAATCACGGCTGAGTACACCTTCACAGAAAACACCGTGCTGCCCGGCACGCTGGAGATCAACTATCTGTCACTGGCGGACCGGCAGCCGTTCGTGGCGCAGGTGATCTGGCGCCAGCAGCTGGAGAGCGACATCGGCATCATCCGCACCGCTGAGGTGCGTTACAGCGGCACCGCCGAAACCGGGCCGTATGAGTCGCATGATCTCTCGACGTTCTGCACCAGCGAGGATCACGCCGTCAAGGTTGGCGCCTACATCCTGGCCAAGCGGCTCTACACCACGCACACCATTCGATTTGCAGCACGGCCGCAGGAGCACAACACGCTGATCAGCGCTGGCGACATCATCCGCGTGCAGCTGGCCCGTGACAACACCACCTACGCCAACTCGGTGCATGACTACCTCTACCAGGTGGAGCGGATCACCAAGACGCTGGCGGGTGATGTGAGCTATGAGGCCACGCACTTCCCGATCGACGACCAAGGCCGCAGCCTGATCGCATTAGATGTGGCCGCTGCTGTCGGCACCGGCATCATCCTGCCAAGCGGCCGCACCGGCGTGAGCTGTGATGTGAACTCCAGCAGCGACAACACCATCCCCGCTGAGACGTTTACGGATGCGGATGGTGCTGACCCGCTGGAGCTATCACCAAGCGGCGGCGGGCTGGGCTTCAACGATTCAGCGCCGACTGGCGACACCGGCAACGCTGATGATGGGTTGGATGCTTCAACGTCTTTCCCTCCAAACCCCCTATTCCCAGCAGACATTACGGCTGGTGTCGGCAGCACCTTGGCCCCATTCACTGGCCCTTACGGCCCGTGCGGCGTCAATCAAACCGAATCAATTACGTGGTTCAAGGACGGCACAAAGCTCGCAACAGTTACGTTTAACACTTCGGGCAATCCCATCAGCGTAGTGAATGAACCTGGGCAGGCAATGCCGACGTGGCTCAACAGCACGACACCTGGAATCCTGGCGATCGGTAGCACTCAGACTGGAGTTTATACATCAATCACAAAATGCTTTAACGGTTCTACATACGAAAGCTCTACAACAGGCGGCAGATCAACCGCCGCCAATCAGTACATCTATCAAGATCAAGAGCTAACCATACTTGGGCCAGCGTCACCAGGTGTGCTGGTTTGGTCAACGATGCTTGCTCTTAGCTATGGCTCACCTTCGTGGAGCACGGTAGACGGCAACATGTACAGGCTAGATGAAGCTGGCAATGTAGCCAGCAATGGCTCACTTGCCCCGAATGGTCGAGTGTCTCCACCGCAAATCAGAACATGGCGAATCTTTGAAATGATTGGCGGAGTGCAGACGCTTATCTATGACAGCGATCCAAACGCGCCGCCGTACGCTCCGTAATGGCTACCTTTCCTTCTCTGACGCCAGCCACACGCGCCTTCACGCCAGGCGAGTATCCGCACACGCCGTTCACGACTTACAACAGCCTGCAGAATCGCGTGCGCCATAGCAATGTGATGCTCAGCAGCTCAGTCCGGCTGAGCTTCATCGCCCTGGCTGAAGCTGACATGCTCAGCATCCTCAGCCACTACCAAGGCCAGTTCGGCAGCTTCGAGAGCTTCACGCTGCCGTCCAGCATCTGGAGCGGCGTCACCACCATTAGCGACTACCAGCTGACGGATTACCGCTGGCGATACACGGATCCGCCATCCGTGGATGACGTTTACTGCGGGCGCTACAACGTCGAACTGGCACTGGAAACGGTGCCGCCTGAAGGTGCATTTGCCAGTGGCACTGAGCTGGCAGTAATCATCACGCTGGCACCTGGAACTGTTGTCACCACCAACGGCCTACAGCAGAGCATCGCGATCACATTGGCAGGCGGCTCGGCTTCTGTGGTTGCTGATGGTGGCGGTTACGACTTCTCTTCATTCCTATACTGGGATGAAGACCCCTACACCGTCTGGGACTGATTCATGGCAGCTCCCAACATCAAATCAGGCAGCTCGGTCACGACGGTCACCGGCAAAACCGTGGGCTACGCAGTGACCACCTCGATGGCGGCAGCGCTGAGCAATGGCGCCAGCAGCGGCAAGGTGCTGAAGATCAACAGTGTCTACTGCGCCAACGTGGACGGCACCGCAGCAGCTGACATCAGTTTGGAGCACTACAACGGCACCACCGGCTTCGCTATCGGCAAGACGATCACCGTGCCAGCCGACGCCACTCAAGTCCTCGTAACCCGCGAGGCGTACATCTACCTGGAGGAAGGCCACAGCCTCCGCGCACAGGCCAGCGCTGCTGGCGACCTGGAGCTGGTCATCTCCTATGAGGACATCAGCTGATGCTTGGCTTTAACGGTGGCTTGATGGGCGTCAGGCGCACGCCGACAGGCAGCGCCGCATCGGGGCTGTGGTTTCAGAATGAGCAGAGCGTGGCAAAGCGGGCTGAAATTTGGCCCATTGTTCAAACCATGGATCCTGACTTTGCCAGTGTGTCGCTACTGCTTCACATGGATGGGGCGAATAACAGCACTACTTTCACCGACAGCAGCGCAAACGCTCTAACGGTAACTCCTAGCAATAACGCCAAGATAAGCACAGATGTTGTCAAGTATGGCACCGGCGCATATCGGTCAACCAGTGCCACCAATGATCAACTGGCGCTGCCTTCAACGAGCCTGCTGCAACTGACAGGTGATTTCACTATTGAGTTTTGGCTATATGCTTTGGCAAGTAGCGGCAGATTATTCAACCTGGCCGCCGCTAATTCAAGAATAGAAATAGACCAGAACGGATCCAATCCCTACAAGTTTTACTTGTACAATCAAGGTGTTGAGATATTTGACAACCTTGCCGTAGGATTGTCGAACAGTAGCTGGCATCACTTGGCCCTGACAAGATCCGGCTCTACCTTGCGCCTATTCGGAGGTGGAACCCTATACGCGACTGCAACTCATAGCAGCACATTGACCCCCACCACTGTCATGGGCAGTGGTAGTGTACTTTTTAATGGCTATATGGATGATTTAAGGATCACAAAAGGCGTCGCCCGCTACACCGCTAGCTTCACCCCACCTGCTGCGCCGTTCCCTAACGCATGATGCTGTACTCCCACCGCCAAGCCAACCCAGCACCCCTGCCGCATCGCATCCGCTTTGCGGACGGCAGCACCCGCACCGACGCCAGCACCTTCACGCCTGACGAGCTGGAACGTGCCGGTTACAGCGGCCCTTACGAGCGCCCCAAGTGCGATTACAGGACCGAGAAGGTGGACTGGGACGGTGAGGCGCTTGAGTACGTCGTGCGCCCCTACAACTTCGATGAGCTGCAAAAACAGCACGCCAAGGTCCGCGAACGGCGCATCGAGCTGCTCAAGGCCAGCGACTGGACGCAAATCGTTGACTACGACCTCGGCGCTGATCGTGAAGCCTGGGCCGCCTACCGCCAGGCCCTGCGCGACCTGGCCGATGCTGCCAACCCGTTTGACATCACCTGGCCGCAGCCGCCTGCCATCTCGGCAGAATGAATCCATCTGAGCATCAACTATGGCCAGCCTGATCTACAACTCAGCCGTTGATGACATGGCCCGTGGTGCCATCGACTTCGACACCGACACCTTTAAGGTGATGCTGGTCACATCGGCCTACAGTCCGAACAAAGACACTGATCTCAAGCGCTCTGCCGTCACGAATGAAGTGAGTGGCACCGGCTATACCGCCGGTGGCGTCACCAGCGCCTGCACAGTCACCAAGAGCACCGCTAACGATCGCGTCACCCTCAGCTTTGCTGCTGTGAACTGGGCCAGCAGCACCATCACCGCCAGAGCTGCTGTGATCTACAAGTCGCGCGGCGGTGCCAGCAGCGCTGATGAGCTGGTCTGCTATGCGGACTTCGGCGCCGATGTCAGCAGCAGCTCTGCAACTTTTAGTCTGGGCTCCAGCGTCATCACGCTGCAGAACTGATGGCCACCTTCCCGGCACTGGAGCCGACAACACGCCGCTACAGCATGGGCACCTTCCCCGTCACCGAGGAGAAGGGCTTCGGTGGTGGCAGCATCCGTTTCCGGCATGGCACCACCGCCTACAGCCACAACCTCGAACTGAGTTTCGCTGCGCTGACGCAGGCAGAGGCCAAGCTGCTGCGCGATCACTACCGCGAGCAGCAGGGCGGCTACATCGCATTCCCGCTCAGCACTGAAGCCTGGGCCGGGCACACCAGTTTCACCGATCTGGTGCCAACCTCCACGCACTGGCGCTACGCCGCACAGCCGCAGGAAGACCACCTATCCGCCGGCTATGTGAACGTCTCGATCAGCCTGATCAGCGTGCCAGCTGTGGTTGCTGCAGCATCTTCCGGCCTAGCCTCCACAGTCACCTGCACGCTGGCTGGTGGTGCTGCATCGGGCAGCTAACCTGAGATAGCGATTCACGCCAGCTATGGCACCTACTCCCGAGGGGATCACCAGCGTT